ATCTTGAATGTTGATACTACTCCACCAAAGAAATGCTCATAAAGCCTTTGAAGATTCCTCAGGCTTGAATCAGTCTTGAGTACAAATACATAGTCACCCTGCCCTCTTATGGCTGCGTCCAATCCAAGACAATCCTGCATAGTCACCATGAAGAGCACCTTCCAGTGTCTTCCGTTGAAGAACAACTCACGGACACACTTTTCTCTCATATAACTCCTATCAAACATCAAGTCATCAAGTAAAAGAAATACTGGACTTGCAGTTCCCCTCTTTTGGAGCAGACTCTTTTGACGATCTATAATCTTCTGAATAGTCTCCTTGTTAAACTCACCATGGATGAAGAGATCAGGAACAAACTGTTTGTAGTGATGATTCCCCTCTTCAGTGCCGCTCATGACAACTCCGACAGGTATATGTTTCTTGTGCCAGAGCATATCAGTCACTAGTGTTGATTTACCGCTGCGACGCCTCCCTATAAACACCAAGGTGCTATCATCCTTGATTCGTCTCGGATCAAATTTCTTGATCTGGAGATTCATCCCTACTATTAAAGGGAATTAAAGCTCAGGAGGTATACGCGCATGGAGGAGGCTGCTATGAATATTTTTAAACCAGTCTTTGAATCTGCGATGATTTTAGCTGCGCATTACTGCAAGGCGTGCAACAGAAACTCTGTATCATCAGAGGATGTCAAGTACGGTTTCAGATATGCAGCCCGCAATGTAACAGGCAAACAGATTGGTTCTTTATTTCCAGAGATTTATGACGAGGAGAGTGAAGAGGAGAGTGAAGAGGAGAGTGACGAGGAGGATGATGTGTTTACGCGTTACGAAGGCTCAGATGAACTCTGTCTCAAGATGAATGAGTGCTATGACACATGGGATGCGTGGGAACCTGAAACTCCTGCCGAGCGTTCTCTAAAAAAATCAATTGATAAAGTAGAATGATCAAGACAAAACGTGTATTTTATTGGCCAATTCCAAAAATTATAGTTATAGAAGAAGAGACTGAAAAAAAGGAGAAGGAATTTGTAAACATAATCAAACACGAAGAAAATCTTGAGTAGTAGTAATGGATCAAACAACAACTCAAGCAACCACAGATGATCTAGTTGGTATTGCAGGTGGGTTGGCTTTTGCGGCTGCTCTTGCCTGGATAAGCCTCTTTAAGCAGATTCTCGATCATGTAGTACCAGGAGAGCACGAGACTATATGGTACTACGCGATGAGTGCTATTTTTATAACAGCTTTAGCATACGGAATCTTTTATTATTTGCGTAAAGAGGCTACTCGGAGACACCGGAAGGCTTCAGCATCTTCATACCGAAGAAAGCCAAAATGGCCATGAGTATAAAATAGATATACTTGGGTCTCTCGGGTTTTGGTATTGGTGGACTATATTTACTAGGAATCGATACAGTGGCATGAGCCTCTGGAACTTTTGGAGGTACCGGAACTGGAACCTTGCTTGTGAAACGAAGAGTCAGATAGGTATGACCTGTGTCTACAAGTAATCCTCCAGTCTGATCATAGAGTGATATTGTCAGTGAATTCAGAGAATCAAGAGGCTTATCATATGTGATGTAGTTATCCCAGTATGAACTAGCCTTGAACGTTGTTCTTGGTGTCGTCTCTGGATTCCATGTTACGATTGATCTATTCTGAAAGTAATTAGATGCTGTGGGTTCAGAATTTCTCATCTGCGAAACTCTCATGCTTGAGTTGTTTGCTGCAAACTCATCTATGTATACATATACAGCCTCTACATTTGACTGTACTGCAGCTGATGCTCTGAGAACTTCAACCTTGGAAATGTTAATCAGTTTGATTACACCAGTAAAGTCAATTGTGAACATTGTGTTTTGGGACGCCTGAGTGCTATCTACATTAATAGTGTACACTTCCATAGTAGAGTTTCAGTTTTTAAATAGCCTTTCCGCTCAGCGCGTAACCACTACCGCTATATCCCGTAATTCTCTTCATATGGGCTTTCTTGCTATATAGCATTCTCTCGTTGTTGATATCTTTTCCGTTGATGTAATATGAGTTTGTGACCGTTTTGACATCGCCATTCTGTCTCATCGAGTCGGCTGGGGCTGGACCAGTGTAAGCGCTAGGTACCTGACTTACATTCTGCTGCATGTCATAATTCATGCGTCTCGCGGCTCTCCGTCTGTATGCTGCATTCATTGGCATTGCCTGATTCGGTGGCATCATCGGTGGCATCTGCGCTGGTGGCATCTGCGCTGGTGGCATGGACTGAGACTCATAGTATGCAGTTTCACTTCCACCAAATGTACGGTATGGAGAATTCTGGCTTATCATGTATAGAACGATAACAACAACAACAATGATCATGATGTTTTTCTCACTTGGCATTTACTGTAGACTGATATTTTATTTGTGCGTTAAAGGTTTTAGGTTCCTTTCTAACAAAGTTTTATATGGCGGACATTGTCCTGACGAAGGAGCAGTCACTTGTCATGGACATGGATCCAGAGGAGCGAGCTCTGATGGATGAGATTGAGTTGAGACCCCAGAAAAAGTCGGCACCAAAGCAGAGAACATCAGAGCCCAACCTGGATGTATTCACAAACCCAGTCAAGCGTGTCAGCTTTGAAAAGCCTCCGGCTGAAGAAGATTCATATTCTGAGGGTGGTTCATACTCGGAGGATTACCCACCTGAAAACGCTGGTCCTCAGCCTTCACCTGGTTACTCGAGTATCGAGGATGAAAAGGCGGATCTACTGAACAAGCTGGCTCGCCTGGAGAAGAAGGGCTTCAAGACGACTGGAAAACTTAACGCCTACTCTGAGATTGAGCAGATTCGGACTGAATACAAGCGCATCATGTATCAGATTGAGTCTGATCAGGGGATTAAGTTTGCGAGACGCATCATGATTGCTTGTGTCACTGGAATTGAGTTTGTCAACAGACGCTACGATCCCTTTGATGTTCAGCTGGATGGTTGGTCTGAGAATATGATGGAGAATATTGATGACTATGATACAGTCTTTGAGGAACTCCACGCCAAGTACAAGGATAAGGTGGCTGTGGCGCCTGAGATTAAGCTCATTATGATGGTTGGTGGTTCAGCAATGATGTTCCATCTGACCAAGACGATGATGAAGGGGGTTGATTCAGCCAAGGTGATGAAGGAGAATCCAGACCTGATGCAGAATATGATGGATGCAGTCAAGAAATCGCGCCAGCCAGAGCCGCCAAGCGACCGCCGGGAGATGAAGGGCCCTGGTATCGACATAGGCTCTATGATGGGTAACTTTCCACCAATGCCAATGAATACACGCCCAGTATTCAGAGAGGAGCAGGAGCCACAACCCTCAGAAGATGAAGTATCAGATATTGTGTCTGTAACATCGGATACCAAAGATCTTACAATAAAGACGGGCAAAAAGTCTAAAAAGAAGGAGGTGACAATATAATCTCAAATATAATTAATGAGGGTAAGTTACTATCCGTTACCTCGTCCAATGGACAGATATACACCTCCAGTACGACCTCTTGTTGAGCCGATGCTTTATCAGGAACCTATTAAAGAAATGCCCCCAATGCTACAATTTGAAAGCTACCTTGCAGAAGACACCAACTACTTTATGATGGGTTTCATGAGCGCAATACTACTCATGGCTCTATTTAAATAGACACTGTACAGGAACAACTTCGCCGCAATCAAACCCCGATTGCTGATACATGGCTAACCGTTTCTTCCACATACTGAAGAATACGCTCCATTTATCAACAATGTCATACACAACTGGGTTCCCGGCGCCTCTGAGTATGCGTCCGACAGCCTGCTTTACATCCGAGTGCGGCGTCGCCAGAATAACCGTATCAAGTGCAGGAATATCGAGACCTTCGTGCGCTTGACTGTATGTCGCCAGAATAACCTGCGCCCGACTCGAAACTTCCAAGTCTTGTTCAGTCATCCCTCCAATGTACAGAGCCGAACCAGGAACAGTCTCCAGAAGATCAAAGCAGTGAGCTCTTCTGTCAGTCAGCAGGAGAATCTTTCGCTTGGGGTTGTCTTTGATTATAGTGCGTATGATTTCGTTGCGCTCAGGGATATCGCAGAGGATGGTTGTCATCTCAGCCATTGAGATGTGCCCTACACGGTTCAGAGGAGGTGGCTTGAGAAACTCATTGCACGTGAAATCAATCTTGTTCACCTTGACATGTCTTTGCTCTGTGCGCTCAAGTCTGAAAAACTCGGGTCCCAAGAACCAATACAAAAGACGCGTCAAGCCATCCTTTCGCTCTGGGGTTGCAGAGAGACCGAGTGTGTACTTTGGACAGAGCTTGAACATAAACTGGGAAAATGCAGGTGCACCTATGTGATGAGCCTCGTCGACGATGATTAGACCGATCGAGTCGAATGTCCCCTGAGGATGGTCGCGCTGACAGAGCGTCTGAATCATTCCAATGACAAAGTCGTGCTCGAGTTCGCAGCGATCCCCTTGGACGATTCCAATGCTTGCGCCCGGACAAAACTGCCTGATGCGTTCGCGCCACTGGTTCGCCAGAAACTCTTTGTGAACAACTACAAGTGTTCTAAGACCAAGGGTTGCAGCAATGGCGAGAGCGATGGTTGTTTTTCCTCCCCCGCAATACACCGAAAGAACCCCGCCGCTCTTTGTCTCCATGAAGGCCTTATGGGCCTTGACCTGGAAGTCTCTGAGTTTCCCATTGAAAAGTATCCTCGCAAATGCAGGCTCTGCTCTCTTGTCCTGCGGAACTCCAAAGCTTTGTTCCCCGTAATATCTGGGAACGCAGGCTTTACCCTTATCGGCTTTAAAGACTTTGAAACTTGGCGGTCGAATTCCAACAGCATTCTCATCTGCTCTAACAGTAAGCTCTTT